CGACTCGCCGCCGCCTCTGCCGCCGCCAAGTGGGACGACCGCTTCCGGGCCGCCTTCCCCGATCATCGCAAGCGTCGGCTTGGTGACGATGCCGCCGTGTTGGAGCTTAGGGACATTGCCGCTTTGAAAATGATCGCTCCACCACTTCGCCAATGGCGCTTCACTGACGCTGCCAGGGTCGAGCGCCTTATGTTGCTCGATCACCTTCGGATCAAACGGATTGAGCTTGTTCCAGAACCCCTCGGGCGAGGGATGCTCTTTCATTACTTCGGACGCCTTATTGGATTGCGTTTCCCAGCGTGCGAGCACGCCCTCGATGTATTTCATCGCGTCCATCAGCGGACTGCCGCCGAGCGTCTGATCCCACCAAGCCGCTTTGATGTGCTCCCAATGCTCATCGATCAGGCGCGATGTCGTGAGATAGTCGTCGGCCGCCTTCTGGCGATCGGCCTGAATTTTCTTTTCCTCCGCGGACACCGCGGGCAAATCCTTTTTCAGCCGGTCGAGGTCGGGCATTCCGAGCTCGGTTTCAAACTTGCGGAACGCCTCGGCGCCGCGCTGCTCGCCGAACTTTGCGATAGCGTTCCTTCTGATGTTCTCGAGACCCTCGCGCAATTTGTTGGCGAACTTCGTCGGGTCTTTGATCTCGGTCAGTTGCGCGAGGTATTCCTGCATCGCGCCGGCTTCAGCCGAGCCCGGCTTCTGGCCCTCCATCATCTTGCGCCGGAACTCGCTGTTGGCGCGCGTGATGTCAGACATGATGTGCGCCAGACCTTGCAGGTCGCGCGAGGCGTCCTCAACGCCGGCGAGCTTGAATTGCTCCTGAAATACCTTGACGAACGCTGGATCAAATCCGGTTTGCTTGCTCAGGACACCGATGCGCTCCTGCACCTTGGCGAAGTCATTGAGCGCATCGAGCGCCTTGTCCGCCGCATAGCCGACCGCAATTAAGCCGGTGGCGATGCCGCCGATCCCGCCGATGAACGGGACCATGCGCTTGGCCGCGACCTCGAGGTCTTCCGAGAACGGCTTGAGTCCCTTTTCCCGCGCGTCCCGCGCCTGGCGGCTGAACCGCTCAAGCTGTGCTGCCGTCCCGCCGCCGCCGAGCGCCTCGATCTCCTTGCGCATCTCGCGCAATTTCTCGACGGTGTTCCCCTCGACCAGCGTTACTTTGATTTGTAGTTCTTCGGTTTCAGCCATCGTTCAACGATCCTCGCGGTCGGCGTTTGCCTGGCGCCTAAGCTCGCCGATGCGGTGCGTATATTTGAGATGCGTCTGCACATGCGAGATCGGCATGGACAGAAAAACGTCCGGGCATTGGTGATACCAACGCGCAAGCCAGTAGCAATCGAGGACGAAGTTTTCGCCGGCGTCGGTGCCTACCAGGCCGCCGGCTCCGGCAGAAAAAAACCCCGCAGCCTAAAGGCGCAGGAAGCAAAGTCGCGCGGATCGAGCCGCTCGACCTCGGGCGTGAGGATGCCGCCGAGCGTCGCCACCATCGCCGCCATTTTTCGGTCGTCGATGATGATTTCCCAATCGGCATCGATGCGGCACGGGTTGCCGTTGCGGATGATGTCGGCCGCGGTCGGCTCGCGGAACGAAATCTCGTGGACTTCCTCGTTCTTATGATTGCGGATCGGATGATGGAGCAGCTTCACCTTGATCGGCCAGGTCTCGACGCGCGCCGGCGCCGCGGCCGGCGCGGCTTCCGGCGCCACCGGCTGCTCGGCGACGAACCCTTCGCGGACGGGTATGTTCATGCGCTCACCACGAGCTCTCGTCGCATTGCACGCCTTCCCAGCGGACGCGCGCCTGGCCGTCGCGGGTATTGATATCGAACCCGGCTTTGCACGACGCCTGGATGAGCGTGTACTGCTTGCGGTTGGCGAGCTGCGCGATGACAGTCACGTCGGTTTCCGCCTCGAGCGTTTCCATCAGCAAGTCGGGCGTGGTCGAGATGTCGCCCTCGATGTAGGGAACGCGCGGGATCTCCTGATAGCCGTGGACGCGGTCCTGGCCGGCAATCATGGTGCGCTCGACGTTGCTCGGCGAGACGGTGAAGTTGCCGCGCAGCGCGAGTTGTCGGTTGTCGGCCCAGAGGAAGGCCGTGCCCGCGAATAGTTGGGCCATCTGCTAGTCTCCTTTGCTCGAGTTGAAATCAGGCGACGGCCGGCAGCGTGCCGGTGACGCCGATCGGCGGAAGCGTGGTGGTGTCGATGCCGCGGTCGTATTGCAGCCGGAACTGCGCCAGCACCGCGAAGATGCGCAGTTGGTTGATGAGGTCCGGCGGATAAAGGACATCGAGCCTGTTGGGATCGTTGACGTTGCGCTCGACCAGAAGGTTGTTCTTGAACTGAGTCACGTTCTCGACCAGCCCGTTGAACTCGTCCATCCGATACTGCGCGATCAATGCCGCCCGAACGATGCCGGGCGTGACGATCGCCTGGCCCGGCCCGAAGCGCGTTCCATCGTCGGCGAGCTTGCAGCGCGGGAATTGCGAGGTCACCGCGGCTTTCTGATTGCGCAACAGCTTCGCCAGCGTCGCCAGCGTGGTCACCAGCTCATAGGCGTCGTCGCTCTGGCCATAGAGGTTGAGCTGATAGAGCGTCTGCTCCCGCGCGATCATCGGCTGATTGTCGGTGCCGGCCTTTTGGATCGCGATGCCGTTTTCGGCCAGCGAGTTGAGCTCCTCGAAATCAAAACGGCTGTGCAATGGTGCGCATTTGATCTGATTGAGCGAGAGCGTTTGCAGCGGGCGCGCCGGGTCGTCGATGAGGGCGCGCTGCGCCTTGCCGCAATAGGCCGCGGCCCATTCGAACGACGGCGACGGGCTCGCCACCTCGAAGCCGAGCACGGAGATCACGCCGGAATTCTGCGTATTACCGAACGTGATGAGGTCGGTATAGAGCCCGCGCTTGGCCGAGAAGACGTGGCCGAAATGCTCGCGCATCCAGCCCCAGCGGCCGCCATCGGTGAAGCCGTATTCCTGATCCCACGCGAACAGCGAGGTCGAGTCGGTATAGGGCATGGCGACATATTCGAATTCCTGCTCGCCCATGTTCGAGATCGCGGCATCGAACACCGGAACGCCGACGCCGCCGGCAAGCACGCCGCCGGCCGGCAGCGTCATGACCAGACCGGGCGGCAGGCGCTCGCCGCCGATGCTGCCGTAGTAGTTCAGCCCGACCGTGATCTCGTTGCCGTGAACGCCTTTGAATTCCGCGGTCAGTGTCACGTCGGTCGGGCCGCCGACCGAATGAACCGGAAGATCAAAGTTCTCGTTGATAGCGAACGAGATAGCGGTGTGGATCGAATTGACGGTGTCGGTGGCGCCAACATTGACCGGGATATGATCGCCGGCGATGTAGAGATGGATCGTGCCGGCTTCGGTCGGCGCCGCGGTGACAATGATCTTGCCGGTGGCCGCGGCCCCGCCGCTCGGCTCGGCGACCGGCAGGCCCCACACCTCGTTGGCCAGGTTGCTCGCGTAGTAAGCCTTGAACATCCGCGAGAGCTCGGAGCCCTGGCCGAAATGCGCGTCGGCTTGCGCCTGCGATCCGACCGCGATCGGAATGTCATGCGGCGCGTCCCCGCCGGCGGTCGCGGTGCCGACGAGCAACGCGCGCAGCCCGAGCTGCGGCAACCCGGCTTTCGACGGATCTACCTCCACCCAGTACAGGGGAACCTTGATGTTGGACGGGATTTGATTGAAGCTGATGGGCATCGCACTGTCTCCTAATGATTGATTTTTGGATTAGGCGGTCGGCTTCGGCGGCGGGCCGCCGGGCGCAGCCTGCGCAGGCTTGGGCGCCTCGGCCTTCTCGCCGCCCACGACCTTAACGGTGCCGTCCGCGATCCGCCGTTTGGTGAAGCGGTCAAGCGGCCACTCGACCGCGCCGCTCGGCGGGAAGCCGATGCCGCGGGGATGACGCACCGCCTTGCGCAGCACGTCGGTTGACGGCTCGACGCGCACGACCTCGGCCTTCGGAAGCCGGCTCTTGAGTTGCGCCTGGCGCTCGGCGACCAGCTTTTGACGCTCGGTTAGCTTTACCTCAACCATCGGTCTTTCCTCCTTGTGCAGGCGTGAACTCATATTCGCGGATGATGCGTTGGACCGCGTCGGCCGGCGGCACCGCCTCGTCGCCCTCAACCGGGACGATCTCGACATGCATGCGCAACAGATCGTCGGTAATGATCGGCCCGTATTCGGCGCCGTAGACGACCCAGGCGTCATATTGCAACTCTGCGAACGGCGTCTCGTTGGTCCCGGAAGTTCCGAAGTTGTGCCGGCGCGTGCCTTTTTCGACGCCGCGAAACGTGACGTTGTCGGGCAAGCTGGAAAACCAGAAATTCGTCAGCTTGGGATCGCGCCATATCCCATTCATCAACGCCCAGAAGGCTTCGTCGATCTTGAGCTCGCCTTCGACCTGATCGTTGTTGTTGATGATGACCGAGAAACCAATGCACAGCGAATGGATAAACCGGATCATGCTGGTCTGATATTCGCCGTCTGGCGCCATCGCTTCCTCGACGATGTAGACGCCGAGATAGGGGATGAACTGCGGTTGGATTTGGAGCTGCCTGCAGCGGCGCGACGTGAAGCCGGCAAAGAACGGCAGCGTCACCGCCTTGGCATAGAGCGCATCCCGGATGATCGCGGAATAACTCTGCGTGTCCGAGATGCTCATGGCGCCGGCGGCAACCATTTGCGGAGCGTCAGCACGGTCATGCCGCCGTCGTAACTGTCGATATCGACGACCTCGAATTCGCCGAGCGCCGGGCCGGCGTCGGCTTCGGGGATGACCAGGCGATCGCCTTGTTGCGGCAGCTCGCCGAATTCCACGTCGCGAATATCGAGCGCGGTTTTCTGATCGGAATAGATCGCACCGTCCTCGGTTTGGATATCGACAGGACCGCTCCAATAGTAGCCGCGGCCGGAAAAGGACGTCCCCGCCGGCTGCGAGACATACGGATAGAACGTCACCGGGCGCGCGAATACATCGAACGCCGGACTCAAAACCATCGTTGAGAAATTGACACCGCCGCCGATCGTCACGGGTTAGACCTCAAAGCGGATGTAAGCGGACAAAAGCGAATTGATCGAATTGATCGAATAGCCGAATTGCTGGGCCGCTCGCGCGCCCGAAACGAGCGGATCGAAAAACATCACACGGCTTTCACGATGGGAAATCGAACGGATGCCGCTCGAGCCGAACGAGCGCCGCAGCGCGCGGCCCTCGAGCAGCATGATCTCGCAAACCTGGCGCAATGCCGGCGGCGCATCTTCGGGCAGATTGTAGCCGCCGGTATATGTGACAACGATCGGCTCGCTGCGCGTTTCGAACAGCTCGAGCTTGCCGGATTGCTCCTCGAATTCGTAGACGCTCGGATCGAGCGTCGAACCGCGCGGCGACTCGACCGATGCGATGTCCGCCTCGGCCGCCGGCCAATGACTCAAGAACATGCGGCGCGAGCCCAGGCAGCGCCACGTCTCGCGCACCTCCTCGCGGGCAAAGACGCGATTGCAAAGCGACGAGATGACATCGGAATAGCGCGTGATGTCCTCGGCGAGCTGCGCGTCCTGGCTCGTGTCCGTTGGCGGGATGCCCATTGCGAGCTTGATCGCGTCGAGCGTGAGCAGATCGTAGGTATCGGCGGGCGTGAGGATTTTGGTGATGATGTCAACCATCAGCCGGCCTCGTCCTGAAATTGAGCGAACAGCTCGCGCAGCTCGAGCGGCGCGCCGGCGTTGCCGTCGTCCATGAGCGGCGTTGCCGTGTAAGTCTTGCGGTCGATGCGCCAGGCGACGATCGCCGGCGCCTGCGCCGCCATGCCTGGCATGCCGCGCTCGCCGCGCTCGCCCTTGCCGCCGGGAAGTCCCTGCTTGCCGGGCCGCCCGGCCGAAGCGATCAATTGCCAGCCGTCGCCAGGGCACGGCCCCGGATTGTCGGCGCGGGCGATGAAGCCACAGCCGTTCAATGCCACGACCTCGAGAGCGCGGTAGCTCTCGCCCTCGCGCCAGGTGCCGCGGACGACCGGGACCGGCGCGTCGCGCCCGGCCGCGGCAACGAGCGCCCAATCCTCATGCGGCGGCGCCCTCGTAATGCACCGTGCCGGCGGCGAAGGTCTTGACGCACCGCAACATGCCGGGCGCGCCCTTCTCGCCGCGCTCGCCGGCCGGGCCGGGAGCTCCGGGAGGGCCGGGCTCGCCCCGCTCACCTTGGCCGCCAGGCTCGCCACGGTCGCCCGCTGGGCCGCGTTCGCCGGGAGGGCCTATGTCACCTAGCGGGCCGGGCAAACCGCGCTCACCGGGCGCCCCGGATAAGCCGGGAGGCCCTTCCTTGCCGGGCTCGCCGGGCGCACCAGGCGCGCCGGCCGGGCCGGGCGCCCCATCGGCCCCGCTGCGGAGCTCGGCCAGGCGCGCCGCCGCCATTTCGCGCATGTCGGTGCGGGCGATCGCGACCTCGGCGCGGAGCTCGGCCAGCGTGGCCGCGGTCTGCGCCTGGGCGAGGGCGTGCTCGCGCTGCCACTGGCACCGGGCGTTATCGAGCACCTCGGCCAGGACTTCGCGCCACGCCTCAAGCAGACATTCGGCGGCGTCCGATCCGATCGGCGTTGGCAAAGATGTTTCCGACTTCTCGATGGATGTCATCGCGGCTGGCCTTCTGCGGCGGCTTCGGCTGGTCGGCCGGTTTCGGCTGGTCGGTGGGCGCCGGCGGCGGCGCGCCAGGCGCAGGCGCGGCCGGGATCTTGCCGACCTGGCTCAAGGGCACGACTTGCTGTTGCACGCGCGGCTCATCGCCGAATGGCACGGCCTCGAGGCCCTCCATCTCGCGCGCCTCGTTGGGCGCGTAGATGCCGCCTTGCACGCCGCGCGCCAGCGAGTCGATCCGGTCTTTCTGCGCCGAGCGCAGCAATGCGCCGGTGTCGAATTCCACATACTCGTCCGGCTGTCCCTTGAGCTGGAACATCGCGCCGATGGCTTCCTCGATGTGATTGAGCGCGAAGCCGAGCCCGCTCGCGATCCAGCTCTGCATCAACAATTCGGTGGACGAAAACCCACTGGTCCCGAGCCCGAAGATTTGCAGCGGAATGCGGAAGGCGAGCGCGATGTGCTCGTTGGTCAGCTTGAGAACGTCCGCGGTCGCTGCGTCGCGCCCGCCGACGGCCCACGGCTGCACCTTGAGGCCGGCGGTGAGGATCGGCGTGCCGCCTTGCTTGAGGCCCTTCGCTTGCTCGTTCCAGCGGTCGCGCAACGCCTGAACCTGATCCTTATCGAGGATGAGATCGGTCGAGAGCACGGCGCTCGGCCGCGCTTCGTTCGTGTAGAACGACCCTTGCTGATTGACGATAGCTGCGCCGGCGCCGATGTCGGCATAGGCGGCAACGATCGGCGACTCGCCCACCAGCGGTGTCGGCTGGCGATATCGCTTCGTATGCAAGCGGATATGCAGCACGTCGCGCTGCGGCACCAACAACTGATTGTCGGCGCCGAGCCGACGTTGAATAACGTCGTTGCCGTAGAGCTGATAGAAAATCTCGCCGTTGACCGCGAGCCGCGGCTGCGACATCAGCGGGTCCATAAGGTGGAGCTCATCCACCTCGTAGCGATCGTTGCGCAACGCCAGCGCATAAGTGTTGCCGTGCTCATAGAGCGAGCGCGTCGCATTGAGCATGAAATCGCTTGTTGACTGATAATCGTTGAAATAGCGCAGCAGGCGGGACAGCGCCGAATTCTTGACGCGGTCGCGCCCGCCCTTTGAGTTGAGGCGCCAGTGATCGCCAGGGCACATCGCCACGGTCTGCGAATAGGCCGAGACGCAAGCCTCAACCATTGCCGACCGTGGCGCGGTGATCGGGTCGTATCCCTGTTGCCACCAATTCCAAGCGGCGCCATCCGGCAACCAGCCGCCCGTCACCGACAGATTGTAAGGGCCAGGGCGAAAGTCGCCTTCGCCTCGGCGAACGAGGCGATCGGCGATCCGCCCTAGCCAGGCGCGTGCGCTCACGTCGATGGGTTTGCCGTGGTCGCTCTGGTCGGATAGGTGCCGCGCTGCGGAGTCTTGCCCGCCTCGGCCTGGCGCTTTTCGCGCTCGGCCAGCGGCAGCATGCCGGTATCGGGCGCCGAGCCATCCGGCTCCTTTTCGACCACATGCACGCCGCTCGCCGCCAGGTCGTTTTCCTCCTGGGTCGGCGTCGGCTTCACGCCGGACATCGCATCGCGTTGCGCGGCGTGTTCTTTCTCGCGGGCGGCCTTTTCGTCCGCGAGCCGCTTCTTGGTTTCCTCGACGCGCTTTTTGTTGGCGGCGGCGTCGTCGCTGGAATGAGGCTGGTCGGTCATTTTGCGTTCCTTTCGTTGTTACTCCTCGCCGGCTGGACTGCCGACGACTACCAAGTCACGCCGGCGACCCAGGCGACGACGCCGGCGCGGCGAATGCACCAGTTGGTCGGCAGGATCAATCGAAGGGCGAGCGAGTCGGTCTGGAACATCGACTTGGCCGGCGCACCGACCACGGCGGGCGCGCCGGACGTGCCGATGTCGGTCGGTGCCGTGTCGTCAAAAACCAGCGTAGCCTGGTCGCTGATTTCGAACCTTGGCGCGTCGCCGCCAACCGCCACGAAGTCGGCGGCATCGAGGGCGATCACCGTGCCGAGCGGCACCGTGCCAGACGCGATGACCGGCCAGCCACCAAGCTGGCCTTGGCTGATCTCGTCGCGGAACGGAAAAACGCCCGCGCCCGGCGCAGCAACCAACCCGATCGAATTCACCTGTTGGGGGTTTAGCAGCCAGACCGGCGTTCTGACGTTGCCTTTGGTGCCGGTGAGCAGCGCGCCGGATATTTGCTTGATGTCACCGACCAGGGCGGCGAAGCCGCCGCCGGCGGTCGGCGTCAAGCCGGCCACGCCGTTGAGGATGCCGGCGGGCCGCACCACGGTCGCCGGGTTGGCATCGAGCAGGACGCTATCGAGCGAGATAGCGGTGTCGTTCTGGATCGCATCGCGGAGCAGGCCCTCGACCGCGGGAACGGAATGCTCGCCGAGCTCCCTGGTCCAAGTCGTGATCACGGCCATTTTCTTCGGCGTCAAGGTCTGCGATGTGAACAGCCCTTGGCGAACCGGGATCGGCAAACCTTCACCAACAAACGAGCCGGCGATCGTCGGCGTGGTCGCGCGCGTCGGGATCAGGATTTTGCCGTAGGGACCAAACGAGAGCGACAATCCCTTGCCCGCCAGCCGCGGATAGATCGCCGCGGGATAGAGCACTTCCATAAACGCGGCGTAGGTGGTCTGCGCCAATTCCGCGGCCCATCCGACCGCGGTGGTAGTAGCGGGCGCGGTGGCGGCGCGCATGATCCACTGAACCGCCTGGCGATGGATCTCATCGTCGCCGTAGATTTCCCGCATCGTCACATCGATCGGCTGGCGCTTCTGATGCGCGAACAACTGCGCGACGCCGCAATGCACCAGCAAATCGAGCGGCTCGGTCTTCTTGCGTGGCAACGCGAACGGCCGCGTCGTGTCGGCCGCAGTACGGACGGGCGTGATGGCGGTTGAGCCGCGGGCCACGACCGCGACCGCGCGCGAGCCGCCGTCATCAGCGGTCGCGGCAAGTTGGCGCTCGGCATCGCGCAGGCCGGCGAGCGTATGTTCCGCCTGCGTGATGTGACCCGTGAGCTCGTTCGCCGCATTCAATTGCTCGTCGCTGACGTTGGTATCATCGGTCTTCGTCCAATGTTCCGTGAGTTGATCGCGCAGCCCATTGAGGCGCTGCTCGACCGCAGTAATACGTTGAGCAAACGACGACATGGTCGTGCCCTTTCTGATGGGAGGTCGTGTCGGCTTGCCCGCCGGTTGAGCCCCGCGGCGAGCGGCCCGGTCTTTTGCGCCATGCCCGGCGAAGACGAGGTCGATCGTTGCAGGGGAAATTCGCAGGCCCTTGGCAACTGCCAGGGCGTTTGGATTGGCCGGGACCGAGACCAGGCTGCACTCGACCAGCTCGGCCTTTGTGTAAAAGACGCCCCATTCGGACTCCTTGCGCGGCTTGGTTTCCATCGGCCGGAAGCCGACCGAGACGGCGCGCAATATGTCGGCGTCGATCAAGGCGCGGAGCTCGTCGATGCGATCGGACGTGCCCTTGGGGGCCAGCTCGAGCTCGCCGCGCAATTGCTTGTCCACGACGCGGAGCTTGCTCCATTTGCCTATCGGCCATGAGCTATTGTGAGCAAACAACGCAATCGGATTTTTCTTGAAGGCGGCGAGCTCCCAGCCGTCCGCCATGATCACGTCATCCATTCGATCCGGCGTTTCGTCGGAGAGGATGAACTCAAGCGCCCCGACCTTGCCCTCGTGGGTCTTGTGGCGAATGTCGCCGGCGCCGCGATTTTCCCAAAGTATCTGGCACGCCTCGTCGTCCCCGATCTCATCGATGCACCGCTCCATGAAATCGTCCTCGCTCTCGTCCTCCTCGGGCTCGAGGTCTTGGCGAGACAGCTTCGCGGCTGCGTCCATGGCGGCGCCTCCTTACAAACTTTCGGGAATGGACAAGCGGCCCGCCGGGGACGGCGTGGTTAGGGCGGCCCCAGCGAGCCTACCGCACTGATGCCTCTCAGCGGTGCGGGTCGGGATTGTCGGAGCGTTGAATGCGATCGACCGAATGCCCGGCCGCCATACCGGCGGCAGCGCCGGCGCCGGTCTCGACCGCGATGCCGAACTTGCATTCATCGCGCGACTGCACGACCGGATGGTCGCGCGAGCCGGACCTGAATTTCACGAAATTGATCGAGCGGCCCCACGCCTCCGAAATCAGGATCGAGGTATTCGGCTTGGCGACCACGGTGACCTCGCCGCCCTTGCTGTCAAACAAGTCGTTGAACAGGTTGCCGTCGCTCGAGACCTGAAAAGTCAAATTTGCGGGCGTGAATTCCTGCGGGACGGTGATGCGGACGATGTTGCCTGCGGAGCAGTCTGCGGCGTCCGAAAGCGACTCGCCGAACGGGATGGTCGGGCCGTCAACGATGGTGATCGGCATAGGGCATCTCCTGGTT